GGGGATGCGGCACAGGGCCAACCGTGACAGGTACGACACGATCGACGCCGATCTCCCTGCTAGGTAGAGGTCCTAACTTGAGAGCGGTTCTGAACCACTTGCGAGTTATAAGCTGACGCCAAAGCTTGTCCGGGATAAGCGCGAGATCAATCTGCCTAACAGATATCTCCCACCTAAGAGCGTTGAGGCCGTACCAAAAAGCGGCCTTCGACAACGTTGCCATCCCTTTAACGACCTGGGACAAAAGGTCGGTCGTCTCTTCCGTACGACGAAAGAAGCTAAGAACAGGCTTAGCTACGAAACGATGCATTCGAACATCAAAGGAGCGAGAGTTAAGCTCAAGCCACCTCTGACTAATGCCGGTCTTCGTTTCGTTGACAACAAGTCCGTAGTGAGAAGTGATCTCGCGCCAAAGAGCGACGAAATCACGGTCACCCGCGAACATGATGTCATCTCCGTTAATACGGACACGGCGACACCACTCCCTGTAGGAGAGTCCGTCCAGGACCCCGTAACGATAATCGCAGGCGATATCGAACGTGGCCTTGTTCAAAAGACAAAGTATAGGGAAACTAACCAAATTCCCCATCATACTCCCTCTCTTGATCGGGTACCTTTTACCCGAACGTGAGACCCAGGAAAGGTCTCCATAACTCTCCCTCAACGTCTCTCTTTCAACTGCTGTTAAGTGCTTCGACTCACACAAAACGTCGACAATAGCACGGACAGCTGGTAAGTAAATATTATCGGTCGCGGACTCGTAGTCGCCCGAAACCAGGTGCTCACCAGGCCGCTTGTCGCCTGCAACAGTCTCGAAATCGCTCTTTTTCACGTCTCCACGAACACACCAGCCGTAGCTGCTGAGATGATCATAGAGAACGTCGTGAACGGGGCCCAAGATTTCCTTAGTCTTGGCAGATTGCATGGTAACAACCCGAAACTTACCCTTTGTCTTAGCGACACCGACGCGTACCTCAGCGTTCGAAGAGGAGCTGGACTCCTCGACACCCACGCCGAACGTACCGCCGGTAAGACGTTCATTTTCGAAGCACCCCTGTTGATCGGGGATGTAGACTTCGTCCTCTTCCTTTTTCCTCTGGGCCCATTGAGAACCGACAAGCATGCGTATGCGTGTCTTCAACGTCTCAATGGGGTCATCGGCCCAACGCCTCGGACCTCCGACATCGTGCTCAACAGTCGTTTCGGCTTTAAGCCTCCACTTCTCACGAGCCCTGTCGGCCAAACGTCCATCACAAGTCCTGCAGGGGACGTCAAAGAACCTGTAACAGCTCTTCAGCATCGCAGCCATCCTTCGCCAAGGACGGCTCCCACATTCCCTACGACGGAGAAGGCCGGCCTTCACCCCATCAAACTCCTCCCTTAGAGTAGCACAGTCTCCCCCTGTAAAGGGGAAGTCGCCATTGATCTTAAACTCAATGCAGACGACGGAGACTGCTCTCGAAAGGGCTCTCTTC